CTACGTTAGAAACATCATAATTATTATACTTAAATTTCTTAGGATAGAATAAAAGTCTTCCATCATCACCAGCAATATCCATATCATAGGAACCCAAATCCCCACCAAATTCACCAAGGTCAGTGTTAGTCTCAACTCTACCATACTGGTTTAAAAAGATATTACCACTATCATCATGAAGAGCAGAAACTAATAGAATCTGCCTCTCTTTAGTAAATCTCTTATCCCTAATAAAGGTAAGATATTTTCTATATCTAACACTTGCTAAAGTAAAGCTATCTACAGACATAAATGCATCTGTTCTAGCATTATTATTAAAATCTCCACTAATATCATCAACTGTCAATACCCTATTACCTATAGATTCATTATAATCTTGCAAAATTTTAGAATCAAAAACTATTTCATCAGAAATTGTATTTGAACCTATAGTTAAAGTTTTTTCTCTTGCTAAATCAAAATCAAATACAGTATTCATATCCATTGTAGAAATTAAATCTGTTATGACTTCAAACTTAGTTTCATTTTGTTCTGTACCTATTCCAGAATAAGATTCACTTCTTACAGTTAAATCGCTAAATTTCTTAAATCCTGCTGTATGGTTTAAAGAAGAAACCGCTTCTTTCCACTTTTCATACTGTACTTCAGATTGAAGAGAATATGAGAAATATTGATAATAATCACTATCAAAAAGTCTTTGTTGATCATTGTTTAAGAATCCAGAATTAGATTTCCATCCTTCATTAACTATTGAAGAAGCTTCTACATTATAGAATGAATTATAAGAAGATGAATCAACAATAACACCTTTTGTCTTTGAAGTATCTCCTATTATAGATTCTTTTGCTAAGAAAGTATGTGGAGAAGATACTTTAAGAATTCCACTTAATTTATTAACAGATTGTAAAGTACCTTTCTTACTTCCGCTAATTAAGGTTTCACCTATTTCAAATTTATTCTTTTCTAACTTAATATCAAAAATTGGAAAATATTCTTCTGGAATAATCTTACCTGAAGAAAAAGCAGTTTCAAAAGTTCCAGGAATAGATCCTGATGGAATGACATCACTTAAACCATATCTAACAGTTCCAAGAGTTCCTCCAATATTGGGATGTGTTGCCTTAATTTCAAATAATTTATATTCAAAATTCTCACTATTATACCCCTTCCCAGTACTTCCTACTCCAACACTTACACCTTCTATCATAACCTTCTTACCCACTTCGAATGGGTAATCAGCAGCATCACTGAAACTAGCTCCAATAGTTACTGTTACGTCTTGAGTCCCTTCATTATAATCTAAATTATTAATTGTAATTCCATTAGAATTACTAGTAGGAATAATGATAGGAGTAACATTATTTAAATCTTTACTATTATTTAAAATCTTAACAAAAGAATCTCCTATTTCATAATCCAAATCTATATCACTAACTACTTTCTTAGTCAATCCATCCAAAACTATTAATCCAGGAGAATTTAAATAATTTGTACCTACTGAAGTAATTCCTATTTTAGATATAGAAGTAAGAGCATCAACTTCTACAAATTGAGGAAGTTGAGCTTGAGGTCTTAAAGTTTTATCTGCAGAATAATCAAAACCAATATTCCTAATATCTACATCTGATATTCTACCTATTGTGTTACTTTTTGATTTTAAAATAGCTCCAGTACCAAACTTACTACGAACAGTAGTAATACCAGGTAAAGTTTTATACCCATCTCCTTGCGATTGTAAAGATATAGATCTAATAGAACCATAAGCATTTAAAGCACTTGTATGATATTTCAAATCCCCATCAGATGATAGATATTCTAATTTTTCAGGAGATCCTTGGGTAGAGAATGAAAATGTAGTAGTTCCTACTCCTACAACATCATGAGTTCCGCATAAAGGATTAACAACCCAAGATAAACTATTAGAATTCTCAATATTATCAATATCTCTAATAATTTCTTTCTTTACATCGGTATTAAGATCTTCATTTATAGGAGTTAAATTATAATATAAATCTTTTCCTATTTCCTTTACGTTCTTAATAGTTAAAGTAGCAGTTGCATCTATACCAATTCTTCCACTCTTACTAACATTAAAATCATCAGTTTCACCTGATGTAAAGAACATAGTATTTAAATTATTATTATCATAAAGATTAAAATCAAAAGCACTATATGAAACTTCATTATTAATAAATGATAATGAAGAATCTGATAAATCAAATTCTATTTTCTGATCTCTTTCTAATTTTATATTAGGATTTATAGGAGAAATAGTTCCAGCAGAAGCGCTAGTAATATTAATTACTTGAGGTGCTGAATTTTTTGATTGATAGTATTCATTACATAATTTGATAGAATTTATATCTACAACATATACATAATAAATTCCATTATTAACTAACCCACCAGATGTTGTAGATGCTGTATGAATAACTTTTTGTCCAGACTTATATCCATGTCTAGAAATAGATATACTATTAGTAGATACAGTAACATCTCCTGCAACAAATGATCTAGGATTTACAATCAATCTTCTATTATAATCATTATATGCTACTTTTATACTAGTAGTAATTCCAGGAAGTACTTCTAAGGTTATATCATCATTAGCATATATTCCATGAGTTGAAGCAGTAGATACAGTTGCTAATGATCTTTCAGCCTTTCCTGTTAAAACATTAGTATAATTAGTTTTAAAACTGTGGTATACTCCAGTCCCTATTCCAGTAAAATACAAAGTACTAATATTTGTAGTACTATTAATTCCCACGTATGTTCCAGTAGAACCTAAACCAACCTTTGAAGTAGCAATACCTATCAAATCTTTTGAGAGTGGAGCAGCATATAAAGTCTGTTCGTTAGAAAGACTAAACTCCATAGTACCATTAGTAGAAACTCCTAAGGCAGTTCCTTGATTGGTTCTATAAGTTAATGAATCTCCAGACTTTAATCCATGATCTCTAAAATAAATAGATTTTGTAGGAATAAAGATTTCACTAATACCAGCTCCTGGATTTGAAAAGAATAAAGTAGATCCAATACCAACACCAGAAATATTACCTAAAGCTACAGATTCCTTAGGATTAAAATATAATTCCTTATTAAGTTTAAAATTACTACTTTGATTTCCTACTGTAGGTGTAAAGATAAAAAATCTTGGATTTTGTGATATAAGAGAATTTGCAGTATGGGAAGATCCTACTGTAGAATCGTATTGCCTAATAACTCTAATTCTAGATGATTCTTTATCAAGATTTAAAACTTTAATTTTTTCAGTTCCTATTCCTAAAATATCATTTTCTTTAATAGTATCAGAATTTACATCCCCAGATATATTAAAGAAAGTGACAATACCAGTAGTAGAAATTCCAGCTACTTCTTCAAATAATTTAAATGTGTTTGTTATTATACCTACATTTTGAACTCTATTATTTCTTAACCCATTTGTACTTAATCCACTAATAGTTAAAAATTCATTTTCATAAAGATTATGAGGAATAGTAGTATAACCTACATATCTTCTAGTATTTTTGGAAGGAAGAAACTCTATGTTAGAGAAAGTTGTATTAGCAATACTAATTTGATTTATACGTTTACCATCAACAGAAAAAACTCTACCTTTAGCTGTTTGAGTTTCATTAGTTCCTTCTAAGTCAAATTGAACAAAATCACCAGATCTATAACCTGATCCTCCAGTAGTAACACCAACTGATTTTACTGATCCAGAACTAACATTAGTAACAAATGTTTTTTGTTCATTTATTTCATTAGGATTTGTTAAAAATTTGTAACTAGAATTATCAAATAAGAAATTATAAGGAATTGTATTTCTAACTAAATCTGTTTTATTTAAGTCTATATAATCTTGATTTGAATTAAGAGAAAAATTATATTCTATAGGTTGATATTTAAATGTATTACCTATAAAGTAAGGAAATTGTGGTCTTCTATAATTTTTAAATGACCCTTCAGAATCTTTAACACTAGGATTGATAGTAGCAAAATATGCATACACTCCTTCTGGGTATTCTGGTGTTTTACAGAATCTACCATTATGCTCATCTAAATCCTTATCAGTTTGGAAAGAATAATCTTCAACAAAGAATCCGTTTGGATATATTTGCTCTCCATTAGATGTAAGAGGATTAGGTCTATATGATGTTATAGCAACAGAATAACCAGACTCAATAACTTTTAAAGAACCTCCAGAGTTAGTAGAATATCCATATGGACCATAGATAGGAGATCCATCATATGACCATCCAAGAATTGGAGAATGAGTCTCAGAGTCTTGTTCTATATCATTTTCTAAGGATAAATCTGGAACATAAACTTCTTTATCACCTACAACTTTTTTAACATATGTAGATTGTCTTAATTTTCTAGGAGCATATAAATGAGAATATTCTAATTGATAATCTGAATTTAGTGCTTTACTTACAACACCGTCATCAGTAGTAATTTGATCATTTTGAAGTAATCTTTCAAAAGTATTAATAGTCCAAGTTTTTGGGTTAGAATAGAATTTAGCTGCACTTCCATTAGAAACTACTTCTATTTTTGTTGATGAAGAAGTATAACCAATTCCACTATGAACTACATTAATAGATTGTATAATTCCATTATTTAATACTGGATCAATAACACATCCCACACCATCACCTTTAACATCTAATTTTGGAATAGAATTATACTCAGAACCTGCATTAAGAACTAATACTTCTGTTACTTTTCCCTCTACAGATACTATAGGATATAATTGAGCATTCTTTCCACTTTTTAAACTAAATTCTGGTTGTCTATTATAATTGATAATTTCTTGAGATCCATAACCAGATCCACCATCTACAACATATACAGATTTAATACTACCTTTACCTAAAGGTTTTAAAGAAGCTTTAAAATCTTGTCCAGAAAAAGTAGCAACGCCAATATGACCTGATACTGTTACGGCAATCGGAGGATAATTAAATTCATGATAACCACTACCACCATTTTTTAAATCAATATATTGTTTATTATTTAAATAAAAATTATTTGCTGTTGATCCAACTCCTACAGCAGATAACCTAAAAGAATCTCCACCTACTTCTGTCACATAGTAATCTGTTAAAGTTGTAAGTCCTAAAACAGAAGTACCTTTAGAATCATATCTAATTTTTTCTCCAGTTTTATATCCATGACCTTTAATATTAATAGTATTTGCAGATGTGTTAATTCCAGCAGCAGTAATTGATGTTAATCTATTTCTATACCCAGAACCGCTGTTTCCAATACTTACAGAACTTATTACTCTTTTCTTAGATTGACACTTTAACTCTTGAATACCTACTCCATAATTAGTAATATTAATACTAGAAATTCCTGATATAGCATCTTGATAATTTTTATGTAAAGATACAGTAGTAGCATCTTTAAGACAGCAGAAGTAATTAGCATCTGTAGTTAATCCTGCTATAGCTGTTTGTTTTTGTGTATCATATGAAACTAATTCACCATCTCTAAATTTGTGATAAGTTGAAAATCCTATAGTATTATTAGTAAGATTAACTAAACCAGCAGTTTCTATCGAATCAAACTCAACAGAATGATCCTTTAAAACTAAGTTGGGTGAAGCTACACATCCAAATCCATTTCCTCCAGTTATTTTTAGAGTAGGAATTGTAGTATAGTCAAATCCACCATCTACAACCTCAATTCTATCAATAGTACCTTCAACTTCACAAAAAGCAGATACTCCAATACCAGATTGATCTGAAACTGATAGTATAGGTGGATTACTTATATCATATCCAGACCCTGGACTGGTAACTGATATTTCATCCAAAGGTCCATAATAAACAACATCATTTGATTTGTAATTAAGTATTTCTACACCATTTACCAAAATACCAGTTTTTCCGCTTTGAGTAGATTGTGAAGATGTAGATTTAACTGGATTTTGTATTTTTCTTATTAATTTTTGAGATGTTATTGATTTATTAGCAAAATCGGATATTTCAAACTTATTATTACTAACACTTCCAGAAAAAGAAAGATAAGTACCGTTAGCAATATTTGCACTACTTCTAGCAATCTTTATAGTGTTAATATCCACCTTTCTGATAAAATATTCACTTTCGGTAATATCTAACTTATTATCACCATCACCTGCTACATATGTTACTCTTTCACCAGTTAATAATCCGTGATTGGGTATATTAATTTCTGTACTATCATTAAAATTACCAGAAAATAAAATATCAGTTTCTCTAATATCTAAAGCATCGTTAAAATAATTTGGTATAGAAGGTGAAGCTATATAAGTATTTCCAGCATCATCAAGGTAGGAATTTTGAATATTTGCAGTATAAATATTCGTTGACGGATAATTACTTAAATTAGCTTTAGATATTAATCTTTGAATTTTATAATTAGCATTTAATACTAATTCACCAGATCCCTTAATTAATACTTCTTTTGAACTTATAAGAGAAATAATAGAGCATTGAATATCATTTATTAGAGCATTATCTCCAACAATAAAATTATGAGAATCAAAAAGAGTAAGTTTATACGTAAAGTTAGATGCGTCAATTAATTCAATAGATTCTACATTATAAGTGGTAGAAATATTAGAAAATAAAGTTTGGATTATCTTATTCTCTTTATTAGAACCAAGTCCTTTAGGTTCAACAATATCCCCCACTTCACTAGACTTATTTTCCTCAAAATTATAATCCAAATTGGATAAAACTCCAGTTACTCTAACTTTTACTACCTCTTCTGTTCCTATTCCAGAATATCCATAAGCATAGGAATTTACTATAATATCTTGAGCACTAATAATATTTCTATCAATTCCAGAACATCCAAAAAACTGAGTTAAAGATTTTGAAGTATATTTTATAGTATTAGAAGTTCCATCTGCAAAATTAGCAATTAAACTACCTGCAGTGCCAAATCCAACAGTAGAATCTACAATCAATACACTTGATCCAACAGAAACAGGATCTACTACTTTAGTATTGGGATGAATTGAGAAATCACCAGTTACCCTAGTAGATCCTGGTATATAATCCAAACTTAATCTATAATATTCCTTTTCATTCCTTACAATTTTTTCTACATCACTAATAGCACCAGTAGCTTGAGGAAAATTATCTACATTATCTTGAAATAAATTTCTATTAATAAGTTTTTCCGGATCTCCTTCTATAGACTCTACTACTATTTGCTTAGAAATCTTATAATCAGAATCTGAAGGAATAAAAATAAAATCCCTTGGTTTAATTACATTTACATCTTCCCCATATAGTGCTCTAAACAAAATTTCAAAAGATTGATCTGTTCCTTTAGAAGAATAGAAATCTTTTACTTGTTTTGTAAATAATCTTTCATTAACATTAGAATCTAAAGATCTTTCTTCAAATCCAGGATTAATTTGTCTTTTTAATTTATTAAAAAATTCTCGTAGAAATAAGATACTTAAATTAGTGACAGGTGTTCCACTAGAATGAGTGGAAATTCCAGAATTAGCAAAAACTAGTTCATCCGGAGTAGTAGGATTTCTAAAGGAAGTAATTCCACTAAATCCTCTAGAACATCCAGTAAAAGTATTAGTGGTTACGCCAGTATATGTAATAATTTCAGAATTTATCTCAAGTAACCCATAAGAATTGGGAAATCCTGTTGTAGAGTCTACAGTTATAGTATTATCAGCAATTCCTACGTTAGTTGCTAAAGATGTAGAATCTATAAGATCTGTTAGTTCATCAACTTTAACATATTTGTCAATATTCTGTAAAATATCAAGGGTTAAACCTTGACCCTCTAATGAGGTATAATATTGTGCTAAGAAATCTCCAGCAAGGGGAAAATCAGCCTTTATAAAATCAGGAAGCTGATTTTTAACGACTGAGCTAATTTTGACTCTTGTATTTTCTGGCATTTATCCTTACGGGATGGATTAATATGGTTGTGATGTAGGAGACCCTAAGATATATGTATCTGAGGAAGTAAGGGTAGTATTTAAGGATTCTGATTCTGTCAATCTAGCTATATCACCCACCATATAACTTGAAGTTGCAGTGTAAAGATTACCTGCTGTATTCTCACCAGAACTAATGCTATCAGTTACCATATCTACAGTACTATTATTAATACTGAGTTGTAGATAAAGATCTTGCAACCCTATAATGTCATTAGACTGAGGACATGCAGATACTTCTATAATAGGAATATCTTGTACTTTTTTAGATGTTCCTGTAATATTAATTGGTTTAAGTAAAATTTCAGCTCTTTCATAATCAATAGTTCCAATATTACTACTTACTACAACTGGAGAATTTCTTCCATCCAATTTAAATAAGAATAAATTACCAACTCTATTATTAGTTGGACTGTCACTCAAATAAACAGTATCAGATATACCAAATACAGTAAATCCTGATGATTTAATATTATAACCATCATTATTCTTTATATAAAAAGAATTACCAAAACATAATTCATATTCTGCACTTTGATGTAATGCAGGTTTCATATCTCTTCTAATTTCAATTTTAGTGATATTGGAAGTTATAGATTCATTACTATTATCTACAATAGTCTGAAATTTACTATATTTAAATCTTGCTCCATATTTATTCATTTCAGAAGAATCTGCATACTTAGTAATATTATTCATTATTACAGATTTTACTGAACTAGAATCTGAGGCTAAACTTGGATTATAATAAGCATTAATGTGAGCTTCAATATACAAATACTTAAGATCTAGTATTTCAGTTACAATTCCAGCAACAGAATACTTCCTCAATTTGGTATTAAGGTTATTTTTAATAGAATCTGGTACATATGGACCATAAAATGGTTTTATAGTGACAAAAACTTTTCCATATTGAGGTGGAGTCATTTCTTCACCACCAAAAGCTGAAACTGATTGAGTTTCTGGGTAAATTTTAGGAATTAATGCCTCATAATCTCCTGCAGTTACTGCTCTATTAAATGTAGAGTAAATTTTAGGAGCAAAACGCTTCACAGATTCCACAGATTCTATTTCTTTACCTCCTACAGACTCATTTACTGTAGAAAGTATAGAAATTCCTCTACTTATAAGGTTATTATTGTTATCTACAATTCTTCCAGTAAAATTAAAGGAAGAAATGCCATTTGCTGCTTCTCCAGTAGTTGTAATATAGGAAGCTTCAATATAATTAAGTGATTTTAACTTTTCTCCAAAGACTCCATCACCAAAAATGAGCTCATATCTCTGATCTTCCACTTCTTGTAGGAAATAAACCCTAGATGAGGAGGTAACTTCTATTAAAGTATCAGAAAATTCATATTTTTTAGATGAAGTGCTAGATTGAGTGTCTCTTACGAGAATTTCTAGGGTAGAAGTGTCAATATGTGAGTTAGTTAAGGTGTATCTTGATGGAGGAGCAGGTGTTTCTGAAGAAACAGTGAAATTTGAGGTTAAAAATGTCCCTTCATAGATAGAAATATCACTAAAAGTAGCAATTCCATCAACTACAGGTACTGTTACATCAGTAGGAATACAAAAAGAGTAACTTTCAGACCCAAATACTGATGCAGAAGTGGTTACAAGACCTTTTTTAAGGGTTAGAGTAACTGGTTTAGTGGTAAATCCAGTTGTGTTAACAAAAAATGAAATTATTGCCTTTGCAGCAGTCCTAGATCTAGGTGTATAACCAATATTTCTTGCTAATGCTACTACATTTTCTCTTAAAGTAGCACTATCTATGAAAACCTCATTACTAACCATGTTAGCATTGTATGAGGAGATGTATGTATTGTATGCTAATACGTCAATTATGTTAGAAAGATTAGATCCTTCAAAATCATAATCAGTAAAATCAGAATTTTCTCTCAAATAATCCTTTAATGAGGATTTTATTTGATCAAAATCTAGATCTGTAAAATTTACTAGTGCCATTTATCTTGTAGGCTGTAGTGCAAAGGTTAATTGTTGAGGAAGAGCATCAATTCCTATGATATCATAGGAGATAGTTACATTAAATTCATTATTATCATAATCAGGTTTCACTTTAACATCTTCTAATTTCACTCGAGGCTCAAATTTGATGATAGTTTCTTCAATTTCATCCCTAATAACAGATGAAGATATCTCATCTACAAGGTCAAAAAGGACTTTACTCACTCCAGACCCTAAATTTTCATTAAAAAAGCGTTCTCCAGGTGTAGTAAGCACTAAATTCCTGATAGAACGTGCAATAGCAGTGTCATTTTTGACACCTATGATGTCAGCATTGATGGGATTTACCTCAAAAGACATGCTAATGTCCTTAAATCCCCTACTAACCCTTTCGACAGGCATGAAACAACGGTAAATATAAGTTATTTATCATAAAAAAAGAGACCCTTAAGGTCTCCTTTCTTATCTTCCTTGTCCTCTGTACTTTTTCTTTGCTTTATTGGAACTGGTAGCAGCATACTTGGTGTGTTTTCCAGTGCCTTGACTAGTCTTCTTGGGTATGGTTTCTACAAATTCATTACCTGAGAGAGATTTGCGAACTGGCATTAGTTTTCTTCCTCCAAATTTAAGTCTTTCATAATTTCTTTGGACATTGATAGAACATTAGAAACATTCTTTAGATTCTCTATTTGGAACATTACATCAGCAATGTGTTTGCTAATATAAGGTTCCTCTGTTCTTGCTGCAAAGGAAAGAGCATTCCTTAAAGATGCAACTGCCTCATCTAATGAGGATTCTACTTGTTTTGATAGTGTCATTAGAGGTCTCCTAGATAACTCTTGTTTTCTCATGACCCACCCTAATACGAGGATCACACCAAATATCTTCACCCTGCTCAATAGCATCTAAGCAGAATGAAACATCCTCACCACACATATCTTGTACTGCACCTGATTCAAAGACTTGCATCTTAGGAGCAAACCAAGGATAAGGAAGGTTCTCAAAGACACCCTTCTTAATTA